TGATTGAAGATAATGCTACTGATCCTGAAGCGGCAAAGAAATCTCTTGAAAAGAGAAATGCAGAGTCCGCAGAATTAGTTAGAGCATTAACTATGATTGATGCAGGTGATAAAGAACGTATTCAAGAACTGATTGATCGCCAAGAAAAAAATAGAGAAGACAGAATTACTAATGTTCTAATGGGCCGAAAAGGCATGTCTAGAGCAGAAGCAGAAGCACAATATGCCAGTGAAAGTGGTGGTGAACGTCTAGCAGACTTAAAAACACAAATGGCAGTTGTAGATTCTACCTTAGCAAACTTTAAAGCAGTAACTGGTGATGATGCTGAAACTGTTTATAAGAACATGCGTGGTGGTCATGATTCAGACGAGTATGATCCTAATAAAACGGGAGAAGAATTAGAAGATGCACAATATTACATGTTTGAACACAGAAGATTTAAAAGAGAATTTAATGAGTATGCAAGGCAAAATGAAAACGTTGCTACAATAGATGCAGACCAATCTTATCAGTTTCAAGATAGATTGTCGGGAGCAAGTATTAGAGGCCAAGCAAAAACGATTCAAGAATTAAGAGATTCAGGAGCAACAGAAAAAGAGATTGCTGAAATGGCCAAACAAAATCCTAGTCTAGCAAATGTTGCCAATGTAATAAACGAAGGCGCAACTAATGTTCAAACATCTTCTGGATCAGACGGCACTAGTAATATGGATATTAAAGATAATTAATCTTTATACTTTTCTTTTCTAGGAATAACTTTCGTTTTATCTTTATGAACTTGAGTAAGTCCATGTGAGGGTGTCTCTTTACGAGACTTTATATTAGGTCGTGGTTCACCAAAGATTCTTTCCCATGCTTCATCGTACTTATCTTTGTCTTCAGGTCTTCTCTTAGAACCTTTGCCACCATGCCATTTAGACATTATCTTGCTCGATAACCTTTCTGTTCAGACTTCATACGATCAAGTTTCTTTCGTCTCTTGATTGCTTGATTCTTTTGATTACGTGTATCATTTGGTTTTTCAAAGTACTGCCTATCTCGGCATTCTTTTACAATACCTTTCTTATCGCAAATCTTTTTAAATCTACGTAACATTCTGTCGAATGGTTCAACTTGTTTTGTTTTAGGATTTCTCCTTGGTTTTACTTGTGTCATATTATACTCTATAAAATGTATAGTCGCCCCAATCACTTTATCGCAACCCGCTCTATACTAGATATCGCCGCTTCAGTTCTGATATCTTTTCCCAGACTAAGTACCCCCTATTGCATTCCGCGGTCTCAGTTCGTGATGTCTAACCTACATCACCCCAAATAAGAAACTTACTTACTCAGTAGCAAGTTTCTTAAAGTAATCCATCGCATCGTCTTCAGATTCTCCAACTGAAGGTTCTGCTGATGAGATTACAGGTTCATCTGCTACTGATTCAGTATTCACATTTGACCAAGGCACTTCGTCTTGATCTTCTGCAATTGATTCAGCAGTTGATGTCGCAACTCCACCTGTTAGTCCTAGAACTCTGTCAAGTTTTGTTTTCAACTCTTCATAAGTTTTGAACTGACTAGGTGAGATGATCTCAGTTAATGAGTTAAGTGAAGTATATATATCATTTAACTTATTTTCATCATCAAAAAGTGGTGCAGGACTGTCAAACTCTGACTTGTCATAGTTCCAGTAACCATCAACTTTTCTGATTTTAATCTTAAAGTTGGCACCTTCGCCTCTGAGATCAAATGGGTTAATAGCACTCTCATCTTCAAAAGCAGGTGAGATTGCTTCTTTTAACATCTCAAAAATCTTTTTACCATATCTATATGTAAAGACTTTACCCTCGTTGTGAGGATTCTTTGGGTCAGAAACAACATAGATGTTAGACACATAATGTAAACGTCTTTTTTGTTTACGTGCTTGTTCTTTGTTTGCTTCAATTCCTGTATTCCAAAGTTGAGTGTTGTACTCAGACACTGGGTCTTGTTTACCGATAGTGGTTAATGATTTCTCAATATACCAACCACCTGGACCTTGAAAACCATGATCGAAATAAGATACCCATGGCATCTCTTCTTCACTTGGTGTAGGTAAAAAACGAACTACTGCATAACCATTACCACTTTTATCTAGTTCTGGTTTCCAATAGTTGTCATCGGAATAGGACTTTTTTTCTCCGGTTGGAGAGGCAGATTCCATGGCCTGCCTTAATTTATCTAATGATGTCGACATTGTATTCTCCTATTATATCGCATTGTATTTGCATTGTATTGCATTTTATTAAAAAGATCCATCGTCAAACCCTTGACCAAGAATCCACTCGTTACTACTTTCATAGTAAGATAATTCATTATACTTTACTTCATACATTTCGTCTAGTGGGTTTTTAAAATAAACCTTACTATCTGGAAAGTATTTTAAAAGTGCAATGAATTGACTTTTTTGAGACGTAAAAACTAAATCCGTCTCATCGTATTTATTGTTGTAATTACCGCCAGTTCCTACGTAGATATTATCTGGTGTCATGTACTCGTCTTGTAAACAATCTAATCCTAATAACAGAACTTCTTTTTCACCTGATTCTAATGCATAACCTAATGCTAACATTCCTGTTAAGAGATTCCTGAGGATCTTTTTTTCATATATAACTATGTTGTTTATCCGATCACTACATATACCTAATAGTGATACCTCTCTTCCATTACCCTGTACAAGAAACTTATCATCTTCTGGGTGGCGTAATTCTTTGATGCTATCATGCGAGTCTGCAAATCCAAACTTGATCATGTCCCACATTTCCATATCTATAAGTTCTAGGCCTGGCCAAAACATTTTATTCTCATGATAGTACTTTACATCATATACTATCTCATTCTGCATTGGTATATCAGCGGCGAATAATAAATCTGGTGTGTAATCACGATATATTGCATTGCAACCCCACCATCTATCTAATTTGTTTAGATCATATTTCAATCTACTTGGTCCGTTACCTACTATTGTGAGCATAATTCCTTTAACCTCTCTTTAAATTTTGTATAGTCATATGTTAGAAATGGTCTATACTTTTCGATCTTGTTATCTACTTCAGGATAGATAATGTTATCACTGATCAATTCTTTCCATCTTTTTCTACAATTCGTAATCTCTGTTAACATTACTAATGTCTCTAATGATATGTTCTTACCCATATATTGCTTCAAAAGAAATGGGTGTTGTCCTCTGTTTACTGTTAATACTTCTTGTATTGTCTTCTTCTCTAATAACTTGTTTACGTCTAGATCGAATTGGTATGATAATTTTTGTCTGCGTTTTTTCCATTCTGTAAAACGTTTATGTGATTCAGGTTCTAACATCTCACCTGCCCACATATCTTTAAATGATAGTTGTGATATGTAGAAGTCTTGTAACTCTTCTTTATACTTACGAGAAAGTTTGGCAAAATGAAACTTATCATGTCGTTTTAAAAACGATGGTAAGTCTGCTTTCACTTTGCCATTGTATTTGATGTAATCGTAATTCTCTGTATTGAAGTGTAACTTAATACCTAGATATAAACGATATGCATCGAATCCCTCTCGACTCGACATTACTTAACTAACTTCGGTTGACCTGGTGTAACGATTGAACTAGTTGCCTCTTGCCATGCTTTTACAACTTTGTCATTTGCCTTACAGACAAAAACTACAGTGTGTAAAACTACGGACTCTGGATTCTCTTGTCCAGTTACTGCAATACCTCTAGCAAATCCCATCTCACCTGTTTCTGGGTTTGATAAGATCATCTTAGGGTGTAGCAATTCGAAACTGCCCAATACATCATCAGTGTTTAATTTACCAACGTATTCGCCACTTATAGTAACTGCTGTTATAATATCACCTTTTTCCATTTTATACTCCTACTTACTGAAGAAACCAGACAGACTTGCTCTGCTTGATTTCTCACGATTAACAAGTTTCAACTTTTCCGCTTCTGCTTGTAACTTCTCTTTTAACGGTGGTGTTAAGAGTCTCTTAGCACCCTCCGGTTCGATTTGATTTACTTCACACGTTTTTAGTATGGCGTCCATCACTTCGACATTTCTATCTCGCATAAGTTTTTCAACTTGTTCGCAAAATTCTTTTTTACTTATCATTCTATACTCCGTAAAGTGTTCTATATTGTTGTCTTAAACCATATAGACTTTCAACATAATCTTTTGGATCAGCAGTGAACAATTGATAGTTACCATCTTCCATACTTACAATTGCATTTACTTCTTCAATAGGTTGTCCTGTTAGTTCTTCTACCATGATTGCATATGCTGTCATTTGATGATACCACGGTTGTGCCATTTCTTCTGTCTTCATCTTACTACTTGTTTTAAAGTCTATGATAGATAATACTCCATCAAATAAACCAACACAGTCTACACGTCCTGCCATTTGTAAGTTCTCTGAGAACAATGGCGCCTCTAAGGCAATTGGTACGATCTCGTCTAGAATAGGTTGCACTGCTTTAAATTGTGCCTCTTGCATTATATCATCAAACTCAATGTAATCTTTTTCTTTACGTAAGTAATCTTCTACTAGTAAATGAAACTTTGTACCTCTTCGTGCGGCACGTGTAGAAATCTTGTTCGCAGTTTCTTCACCGACACGTTCTCTCCATAACTTGATCTGATCTCTAGTAAGTAAAGATGTTACAGTTGTTACAGAAGGATATCTGATATCGCCAGCATCATCTGTATAGAATCGTTTGCCGTTTTCTTGAATTGTATTGAGTTGAATATCTTCTAGGTCACTTAACTCAATGAGTTTGGTTCTCATTCTTAATGTCATAATCTATTTTAATATGAAATGGTGCCTTTGTCAACGTACTTCTTGACCACTTCTTTTGTTTTAATATCTTTAATTGATTGTTTGTTGTATCTCTTATCTAGATCAGAACCTTTATAGTTCTTACCTATGTTTGATAATACTTCTTTGAAACCATCGTCAGTCTTGACTCTGTCCCCTACACCACCTACGGTAAGAGGTGCATCTAGTATTACTTGTTTTAAATGTGGGTTATCTTCTTTGAATTGATCTAACTTAGTGTAGGACATTACATGCTCCTCAACTTCGTTCGTATCTGAATTTAAGAAATCATATGCTGGCATCTATTTCTTTCACCTTACTTTCTGCGATTTCTCTAACTGTTTTTTCATTATACCAAACACCTGAAAAGATTTGTGTATTTCTAAAACCAAAATCAGGATCGATTGTTTCTATAACGTATCTTGGCAAACCAATAAGTGATCTATCTTTAAACACTCTAACATCACCGTAATTTTCTATTAATAATCTCATGCTACTCCTTGATAACCTTGCCACCAATCTGGTGCTTGTCGTTTCCATTCCCACTTAGCAAATGGTTTTGCCTGATGATAGTAATTACGATATGCAACTACTGGGTCAGGGTCTTTACAATCTGGGTAGTGATTCATTGCTTGAGCAAAATCAGTTAACCCATTGTCTTGTATATTTATAGGGGGTTTTGCAAGTAGTATTCCGATCTTACGGAATGTCTCATGCATCTTGCCGTTTCTACGATACTGATACTCTAGTGCCATCTCATGAAAGTGTTCATAGTGCCATTCATAGTTTGCTTTTGAATGCATAGTCCATGTTGTACATGGGTGATACTTATGCACTGCAAGATAATACAGATCATCTCGTTCATCACCAAATGTATAATAAGTTTGTATTGTTTTACCAGACTTACTTGGACGTTTGACTGGTGTACCATCTAGCATACGATGGGCAGTTGATAACATCTGACCAGATTCTACGATCATTTTAGGGACGTGTTTGTCGCATAGCATTCTTGCGGCCTCACGTGGATCTTTATCTAGTACAAATATATTCATTAGTGTATTTGTTTTGTTTCGTCTTCATTAGTATATGATACACCATCAAGCACGGAAAGTAAAGAGTCTAAATCAGAATTTAGTTGAGAAAGTTTTTCTTCCATAAACTTTAACTGTGCTGATTGCTTTTTCTGTATCTTAGTAATGTCTTCTAAGATCGTATCTAACGTTTTCATCAATTGATCCATAATGTCTCCTACTTATAAAATATATGGTTATTAATTTGGACAGTCTCGTTCAATGTTTCTGCCCAATATGGGTAAATATAATCTGCATGGTAATGTGTAGCACCTTCAGTAATGTCGGGATATTTACCCATCAAAACTTTCGATGCAATTTGATAAGATGTTAACCATGTTTTAGTATCTAATGGTTCATCTGATCTGCCATCACAATACCAACTGAACTGACACATACCCAACACTGGTTGAGTCTTGCCTGTCCATGAAGTGTAATATTCTTTTGATTGATATACAACACCACAGATATCATCTGGGTAAGAACTATGATCAATACGATTTAATACTACTTGAGCAACGGCAACTTTACCAGCAAGTGGTTGATTACCTGCTTCGAAGTAAATGTTCTTAGCAAGACATATTGCTTCACCATTCTCATCGAATGCATATAACTTATTTGCACTTAGACCAAATGCCATACCAAGAATTATTCCTAGTACCAGATATAGATATCTTATTCTGATCAGTTGTGTTTCGTTTCTACTACCTTTAAAAAATGTCATTGCTTTTTCTCCCATGGTAATGGTATATGTTTACCTCGTTTTTCTTCTTCTATAATATGTGCACTCATGTATACCATTATTCCCATCAGTGCTAAGAAGAGAACTCCTATAAAATTAATAACCACTTGTAGTATGTGCATAAGCATCTGGACATTCTGTTTTGCCACAGACACATGCATCTCCTGTTGTATCATCTAAACTATCAAGAGCGGCGTCAACATGTGCCTGCTCACCCTCTGTTAGATTATTATAATTTTTGATTGCATCATCTATC